TTTACACATCTTCAGCAACTTTAAATGCAAACACAGCAACTTACTCAACCAACCCAGGCGGCGGATCTAATACTGAAGTAGCAAACTCAGGTACTTACTCAGCAGGCGGTAAAGCATTAGTTAACACTGGAACTTCAGTAGCTTCAGCAGTAGCAATAACTAGTTTTTCTAATTTATCTTTCACAGGAGTAACTATCACAGCAAGGGGTGCATTAATCTACAACACAACTATGGGGTCAGGTTCAGGTACAACAGACTCTGTAGTAGTTTTAGATTTTGGTAGTGATAAAACTGCAACTTCAGGAACTTTTACAATTCAGTTCCCAGCATTCACAACAGCAGCAGCGATATTAAGAATATCCGGATAATAGGAGAAACCTCCTATGGCGGATAAAACTTACACAGTCACAGTCGCAACGGGGCAACTGTATAATGGCGGTGGCGCAACAGGTAATGTTTATTATCTCGACGGTGTTCGTGATATGGATATTGTGTGGACGCAAGGTGCTACTTTAAGATTTAATCAAGACGCATCATCAAACGACGGTCATCCATTATTATTTACAAATGACTCATCAAATCCTAACTCTGGAAGAATAGAAACAGGAGTTGTTTATAATTTAGATGGATCAACGGTTCCTTATTCTTCTTACGCTAGCGGATCTTTTAATTCAGCAACAACTCGATACGTAGAAATTACTCCTGCAAGTGCAGAGGATCTCTTTTACTATTGTTTTTATCACGGAATAGGAATGGGAGGAGAACTAGATATTGTTAATGATGCATGGGGATCTCTAAGTTGGAGCACAGGTCCTTGGGGCAATCAAGATGATATCGATATACAGGTTACAGGATTTTCATTAAGTTCAAGTTTACAAAGTGTTACAACCACAGCAGAAGTAAATTCTGGTTGGGGAAGATCAACTTGGGGAGATTTAAGTTGGAGTGTAAGTTTTGCTAACGAAACAGTGCAACCAACTGGTATAGGTATAACCTCTACTGTGGGTGATGAAACAGTAGCTGGAGAAATAAATAAAGGTTGGGGTAGAGAAGCTTGGAGTCAACAAGTTTGGGGAGATAACGAAAATTTTGTAGACGTTGATGTAACAGGAATTAGTTTAACAGCTAACCTTGGATCAGTAACCGTTTCTGGTGATATTAATATTGGTTGGGGTAGATCAGCGTGGGGAGATCAAGTATGGGGATCTCCAAATGAAGCAGCTTTACCAACAGGAATTGGAATGTCAGCTACGGTTGGTTCTGTTTCAGTATCAGGAGTAATTAATGAAGGTTGGGGTAGAACTTTTTGGGGCAGACTAGGATGGGGTATTCCATCTACATTAATAGCTCAAGGTTTTTCTTTATCTGCTTCTTTAGGATCTGTTCAAATAAGTAGTGAAATAAACACTGGTTGGGGAAGATCAACGTGGGGTTCAGGTTTATGGAATAATGATGGTAATGACATTGGCGTAGCAACAGGATTTGGATTAACATCAACTGTTGCTGATGTAGGAGTATCTACTGAAATTAACGTAGGTTGGGGAAGATCTACATGGGGTGCCTTGGACTGGGGTGGAGTATCTGATTCTATACAAGTAGCACCTTCTGGAATAGGTATGACAGTAGCTCTTGGAACTGCTGTAGGAACACCAAATACTATTGCGTCTCCTACAGGAATAGCCTTGACAAGTACAGTTGGTAGTGTAAGTTTAACAGGAACGGGGACAGTAAGTTTAACTGGAAATAACTTGACAACGTCCACTGGATCGCTTAATGCTTTAATCTGGGAAACCGTTGATACCGGCACAACCGCTACATGGAATGAGGTTGACACCGCAGCTTAAATTTAATAAAAATAACAAATCGGAGTAAATAATTATGGCGAATTCAACATCAAGTTTTTTAAAACTTACAGTTCAAGCAACCGGTGAAAACTCGGGAACGTGGGGACAAATTACAAATACAAATTTATTAATCGTAGAACAAGCGATTGCTGGTTATGAAGCAGTAGCTCTTAATGCTACAACAGGTGCAACATTGACAGTTTCAAATGGTGCAGTTTCAAATGGAAAAAATGCAGTATTACAATTAACTGGAACTATTACAACAAACGTTAATGTAGTTGTTCCTGTAGTAGAAAAAGTTTACATTGTAGACAATGCCACTTCAGGCGCTTACTCAGTAACAGTCAAAACATCTTCAGGATCTGGAGTAGTATGGGCTGCAGCTGACAAAGGCACAAAGATGGTTTATGGTGATGGTACGAATATTGTGGACACAGCTTTCACAGAATTATCTTCTGACTTCTCACCACAACTTTCAGCTGACTTAGACACTAATGGTCAAAATATTATTATTGATAATACAAAATCAATTAATGATGAAAACGGAAATGAGCAAGTTAAATTTGCTACAACGGGTTCAGCTGTTAACGAATTTTCAGTTACTAACGCAGCGACAAGTAATTCTCCTGCACTGTCAGTAACAGGTGGAGATTCAAACATCGATATGACATTGACTCCAAAAGGAACAGGTAGAGTCACGATTAATGGTGGTGGAAAAATTCAACAAATAGCAGAAAAAGTAACTATTGCAGCAACAGGTACAACAGGTGTGACTAACTTTGATGTGGTTACACAATCAGTTCTTTATCATACAACTGCAGCAGCAGGTAACTTTACAGTTAATCTTAGAGGTGACGGTTCAACAACTTTAAACGCGATTATGGATACAAATGAGGCAATCACTGTTGCTTTTTTAGTAACTAACACTGGAACACCTTACTATCAAAGTGCATTTACAATCGATGGAAGTGCAGTAACACCTGAATACTCAGGTGGTTCAGCACCTTCTGCCGGTAACGCTAATTCTGTAGATATTTACACTTACACTGTGATTAAAACGGGCGACGCTGCGTTTACAGCATTTGCTGCGCAAACACAGTTCGCGTAATAGAATAGGAGAAGAAAGATTATGCCAATACTAGGATCAAGAGGGGCAGCATCTGCATCAGGCTTCGGTGGAATCGGAGGCGGATCAGCATCAGCTTTAATACAAGCAACAGGCGGAAACGATGTTTCTGTTTGTGGAGATTACAGAATTCACACTTTTAGTAGTCCAGGAACTTTTTCAGTTACTGGTGTTGAAGCTTGCACACCTGGAATAGTTGATTATCTGGTAGTTGCAGGTGGTGGCGGATCGGCGGGCGATTGTCGACCAGGAGGAGCAGGAGCTGGAGGATTTCGAGAATCACAACATGCTGCTGCAGCACCGGCTTGGACTTCGAGTCCTTTAAAAACAACAACAGGAATAACAGTATCAGCATCACCAGGAAGCTACCCTATAACTGTAGGAGCAGGAGGAACTCAACAACCTTCTAATCCTAGTCCAACAAATCCAGGAGGAACTTCAACTTTTGGACCAATTAATTCTACTGGCGGTGGCGGAGGAGCCCACGGTAGTTCAGCTGCAACAACTCCACCATTTCACGGTCAACCCGGAGGAAGTGGATCAGCTGCAGGTCAAGGAAATTTAGCATCGAGACCCGGTGGGTCTGGAAACGCAGGCGGATACTCTCCACCTGAAGGTAACCCAGCACCAGGATCATCAACAGCACCAGCTAATATTCAAGTTACTGGAGGAGGCGGCGGAGCAACTGCGGCCGGGGCATCTTTTGGACCCCACTCAGGTGGTAACGGAGGAGCAGGAGCTGGAACACAAATTGCACCACCATCTTTTGGAGAAACTTGTGGATCACTTAGATACTTCTCAGGTGGCGGCGGGGGTTCAGGACCCTCTGCAAAAGGATGTGGCGGTCTTGGAGGTGGCGGAGACGGTAACCCTGGAGTGCCCGGCCCTGGCGGAGCAAACGGAACTGCTAACACTGGCGGAGGAGCTGGATCACAAAGTAATGGTGGCTCTGGAATTGTAGTAATAAGGTATAAATATAAATAATATGGCACACTTTGCAAAATTATCAGAAGAGAATGTTGTTCTAAATATAGTTTCTATGGATGACAAAGATATGCTTGATGAAAACAACAATCCATCAGAGGCTGTTGGACAAGCTCATTTAGCTAAACACAATAACTGGCCTGCAAATCTTTGGAAGCAATATTCTTATGATACTGTGCGTAATCAACACCAGCAAGGTGGAACACCTTTTAGAGGTAACTCAGCAGGCATAGGTGGTATTTGGGATCCTTCAAATGAAATTTTTATAGAACAAAAACCTTTCGCTTCTTGGACATTAGATTTATCAGAAGCAAAATGGCAATCACCAGCTGGGGATGCACCAGATAGAGATCATTTATGGAATGAAGATACTCAATCTTGGTATCTTCCTTAGTTTATAAGAATTGATACAGAATGAATTTAAAATATATGTATTGGGCTTTCAAAGAAGCTATCCCTCCTAAAATATGTGATGATATAATTAAATACTATCATCTTAAAAAAGAAAGACAAAAATTAGCTACTGTGGGTGGAACTGCTAATAATGGTAATAATTTAAATAAACAAGAAATTAAAAAATTAAAAAAAACAAGAGACTCAAATATTGTTTGGACCGATGACTCTTGGATTTCTAGATATGTATTGCCTTATATAAAATTAGCTAATGAAGGCGCTGGGTGGAATTTTCAATTAAATGGGGCAGAGAATTTTCAATTAACTAAATACTCACCCGGAGGTCACTATGACTGGCATTGCGATAGTTGGGAGTCAGCTTACAAAGAAGGAGATTACGCTGGCAATATACGAAAACTTTCTATGACGCTTAGTTTAACTGATAAGACAGAGTACGAAGGTGGAGAACTTTTATTTTCTTATGGTAATGATGATCTTAAACAAAAAAGAAAAATAAAAAGTTGTAATGAGGTTTTTTCTAAAGGGTCTTTGGTCGTCTTCCCTTCTTTTATATGGCATAAAGTACAACCAGTAATGAAAGGGACTAGATATTCCTTAGTAATTTGGAATTTAGGAAATCCGTTTTTATAATTATGCTTTGGCCTACACTTTGTATTGATGATTTTTTTAAGAATCCAGAAGCAGTAATTACTTTTGCTAATAATCAAAAATTTTCAAAAGGAGATGGAAGATGGCCTGGAGAAAGAAGCCAACCAACTCATACTTTTTCTAAAGAGTTTTTTGATAACACGACTAAAAAGATACTTTGTGCTTTATATCCAAATGAAGCTTTAAAACCGACTATGAGATGGAGAGCACTACAACACTTTCAAAAAATATCTGGAAGTAAGAATCCTGGTTTTGTCCATACAGATACAGGAGTTGAATTTACTTCAATAGTATATCTAAGTAATCATAAAGATGCAGGGACAGCTATTTATAGACAGGTAAAAGAACCAATTCTAGAGCATGGTGCACAATATTCAAAAAAAGAAAACTCAAAAAAATTTCAAAAAGCATTAAAAGACAATCGTAAATGCTTTCAGAAGACTCTTGAATTTACATCGCTTAAAAATAGGATGGTATTGTTTGATGCTCAACACCACCACGGTGTTGAAAATTTTGGAATGTCAAAAGAGCCAAGATTAACTTTAATTACTTTTTTCTTTTCAATTGAAACAAATAGTGGAGACGCATTGAAATACCACGTAAATGAGTGTACAAGACCATAATTATGAAACAAGATAAAATTTTCTATCTTGATAATTTAAAAAAAGATATAAAAAATATTAAAGAACAATTAATTGAAGACTGTATAATAAGCACGCAGAAAAAAATTTATAATCACTATAATTACCAAGTCTTTAGTAAACACCACGATAAATTATATTCTTTGTTTATTAATTCTTGTAAAAAATATTTTAAAAATATTAAGGTACATAATACCCCTACAAAACTTTGGACGTATTGCACGGATAAAGATTATTCAGAAGGTGAAGTTTGGCATAATCACGCAAACTCTTGTACATTGTGTGGAGTCCTGTATTTGAAAACTATTAAAAATTGTGGTATTGATTTAAGATACAACAACGAAACAGTTTATGTTGAACCTAAAGATTATGATCTTTTAATATTTCCTGGATTTTTAGATCATAAACCAAGAATAAGTAAAACTAAAAGAAGAATTAGTTTACAGTTTGAAATATTCTGTGATAAAGATAAAGTGTTATTATGAAAGAAAATTTACACGTAAAGTATTGGTTTGATACACCAATTTATATTTCTCAAATCTCAGAGTGGGTAAAGCCACTTAATAAAGTATGTAATGAATTAATTAAGGAAACTAAAACACTTAATAAAAATACTATTAAAAATAAAGAAAAAATTTTAAAAAAGAAATTAGGGGATTTCGGAATGTCTCACCATTCAAAAGGTTTATTGTTTAATAATCATTTTAATGAATTTCAACAGTATGTTCGAGAAAGATCAATCGAAGTATTAAATGATATGGGTTATGATTTAACACATTATAATATTGCTTTAAATGAACTTTGGGTTCAAGAGTTTGCTAAAAATGGTGGAGGTCATCATGAGGGCCATGTTCATTATAACAGTCACTTAAGCGGTTTTTATTTTTTAAAGTGTAGTGATAAAACATCTTATCCAATATTTCATGATCCAAGAGTAAGAAAAGTTATGTGTGACTTACCTTTAAAAGATAAGAACGTAAACTCAGTTGGAAACAGTTCTGCATATTATCTACCAAAGCCAGGAAATTTTATTATCTTTCCAGCTTATTTAGAACATCAGTTTGTTTTAGATTCTGGTATTGATCCATTTAGATTTATTCATTTTAATGTTCAAGCTTTACCAAAATTTATTAAATAACTATGTTTAAAAAAAATAAATATACAGTTATTAAAAAAGCAATCTCAAAAGACTTAGCGTTGTTTGTTTACAATTATTTTTTAATGAAAAGACAAGTAGCTAAAACATTATTTGATAGTAGATTCATCTCTCCATTTGAAACTTTAATGGGAAGATTTGGTGACAATCAAGTTCCAGAAACGTATTGTCAATATGCTGATATTGTTATGGAAACTTTAATGTTAAAATGTCAGCCTAAAATGGAAAAAGCAACAGGACTTAAACTAAATCCTACTTATACTTACGCAAGAATTTATAAAGCTGGCGATGTTTTAAAAAGACATAAAGATAGGTTTAGTTGTGAAATATCCACAACTTTAAATCTTGGAGGTGATCCTTGGCCAATATATTTAGAACCTAAAAAGAACGTTGGTATGCCCGATGATGAAAAAGGAATAACCACATCTAGTAATAACAAAGGTGTTAGAATTAATTTAAAACCCGGAGATATGTTAGTTTATAGAGGTATGGAACTAGAACACTGGAGAGAAACATTTCAAGGTGAAGATTGTTGTCAAGTTTTTCTTCATTACAATAATATCAAATCAAAAGAAGCTGAAATAAATATCTTTGATAGAAGACCTCATTTAGGTTTACCAGGAGATTTTAAGAAATAAATTTAATGACTTTAGGTTTAGATATATGGAACGCTAATATAATAGGGTTCGTTGATAACACAGAACATAAAAATTTTAAGAACAAGCTAATTAAGAAATGTGTTAAAATTAAAAAACAAATAAAGTCGGGTGGAGATAATTGGATATCTAATAAAACTTATAATACTTTACAAACCTATGATTTATTAAAAGATACGGAGTTTAAAAAACTACACGATTGGGTTTTTAAACAAGTTGGTGATTACGCAGTAAAATTAAAATATCAAAATAATTTTAATTGTTCACAAGCTTGGTTTAATATTTATAATAAAAACGATTATCAAGAGTACCATAATCACTCGTTAAATGCTTTGTCTGCTGTATACTTTTTAAAAAGTAACCCTGAATCTTCTTCTAAAATACATTTTAGATTTAAAGATGACCCTGGAATTAATGAACCAGTGATTCACAATAATTTTAATTTGACCGCTTACACCTCTTGGTATAAACCTATACCTGGAAGACTACTTATTTTTAAAGCAGATTTATTCCATTGTGTTGAAAGAAGTGAGGAAAAAGATTTTAGAGTATCTATAGCATATAATTTTGATAGGATACAAAATGATAAATAAAAAAGTTTTATCTGAAACGGCGTTGTATTTTGGTAATTTAAAAATGCCAAAAGGATACGAAATAGAAACAGATCTATTAGTAAAAAATATAACATTATCTCATTACTATGAAGACGTAGAATATTCTTTCTCTAAGACTTGGGATAAAATAAATACTTTCATCACTGATTTTATGAGAGTTGAATATAAAACAGACTTACAAAGTAAAAATTACTATGGTTCTTTTTATGAAAGAAACCAAATATCAGAGCCTCAATTTCATTTAGATTTTTCTAGTTTAAAAGATGCGCCAGACTTTGTTTGTTTATATGGAGTAGAAATAGATTCGGATAGTTGTAATATAATTATTAACTATGATGATAATAGAAGAAAAAATTTAAGACACGAAATAAAATTAAAAACAAATGAATTTATTATTTTTCCATCTTCAATGTCTTACTATATTAAAAACAAAAACAACTCATATTTAAATTTTATTCAATCTATTTTGTATACTAGAGTTTAGAGTGATTGAAAAGTTTTCTAAATATTTAACTAATATAGAATATCCAAAAGAAAAAACATCTTGGAACATTGCAGGAGTTATTAAAGGGCAAAATGCGTTCTATCGATTTGATGTTAGAGGAATGAAAAAAGAATCAAATAACAGAATGTATAAAACAGGTTATTTAAACACTCAGGCAAACAAAATGGTTTTTGAGCTTGAAAATGAATGGCTTATTTTAGATGTTGAAGAACTAAATAAATATGTAAAAAATAATAAGCTCAAGGATTTGGAGCTAAATGATTTGATATCCAAGCTAGAATGGACTATATTTTTGACGAAAAAATAGTATAGTGGGGAGATATGGCATTAAAAAAAGTAAAATTCCAACCAGGTTTTGATAAACAAGGAACTCCCGCTGCCGCTCCAGGTAAGTGGGTAGATGGGGACTTTGTTAGATTTAGATATGGCATCCCTGAAAAAACTGGGGGCTGGCAACAATTAACTAATGATCAAAATACTTTGCCCGGTGTTGCAAGAGCTCAACACACATGGACATCTTTAGCTGGAGAAAAGTATGCAGCCATAGGAACATCACAAGGTTTATTCTTATATTACGGTGGTGCCTTTTATGATATTACACCTTTGGACACCGCAATTACTGGAGGTACTTTTACAACTTCAGCAGCAGCGGCGGCTACAGTAACCATTAATAAAGCTGGACATGGCTTAGAAGCAGGAAGATACATTACCCTTTCTTCTGTCTCTATGGGAGCTAACACAACTTTGACAGCTGATGATTTTACTACTTACGCTTTTGAAGTTTTAACCACAGCAACCAATTCTTTTACTATCAGTTTAACCAACCCTGCAGCAGGAGTGACAACAACAGAGAACAATGGAACAGGAATGGCTGCTAGCGGATCTTGCACCATTAATCCTTACGTTGTTGTTGGACCCACAACTCAAACTCTTGGTTATGGTTGGAGCACTTATTTATGGGGTGACTCTACATGGGGCACAGAACGATCAACTTCTAATGTTGTTTTAGAACCAGGTAATTGGTCGTTAGATAATTTTGGAGAAACTTTGATAGCTACAATAGCTAATGGTAAATCTTTTACTTGGGATGCTGGAGCTACAAACGCTAGAACAATAAGATCAGCTCTTATGACAGGAGCTCCTACAGCTTCACGACTAACCATTGTATCTGAAAAAGACAGACATTTATTTCATTTAGGAACAGAAACAACAATTGGAAATGCTTCTACGCAAGACCCTATGTTTATTAGATTCTCTGATCAAGAGTCAACATCTGTATATCAACCAACAGCTATTAACACAGCAGGAACATTTCAATTAGATAAAGGAAACAAAATTGTAGCTGCTGTTCAAGGTAAGGACTATATTTTAATTTTAACTGATCAAGCGGCTTATGTTGTTCAATTTGTTGGACCACCATTTACATTTAGTATTAGACAAGTAGGAACCAATTGTGGTTGTCTTGGACAACACGCTGTATCTTTTGCACAGGGCTCAGTGTTTTGGATGGGTCTATCAGGAGGTTTTTTTCAATTTGACGGCACTGTAAAACAACTACCTTGCTTAGTTGAAGACTTTGTATTTACTACAGGTGATGGAAATTTAGGTTTAAACTTTAATGCTAGTGAAATTGTTTATTCAGGTCATAACAGTTTGTACACAGAAGTAAAATGGTTTTATCCAAAATCAGGATCTACACAAATTGATAGAGTAGTTACTTATAATTACGGTGAAGCAAGTTGGTACACTGGATCTTTAGATAGAACAACTTATCAAGATGCAGATGTTTTTACAGAACCATATGCAACTAACTACGTAGCCAAAGGTCAAAGCGGAACAAATGATCCGTCTGATGTTCCGTTGTTTCCTATATCTGGAATTACTGATACTTACGGAGCAACTGTTTACTATTGTCACGAAAAAGGTACAGACCAAATTAATAGTACTGGTACAAGTGCTATCGCTGCCTTCATTAGATCATCTGATTTTGATATAGACGACGGTGAGTTTATAATGTCAATGAGAAGATTTATTCCTGACTATAAACAAATTGTAGGTAACTCGAAGATCTCTTTATTTATTAGTGACTTCCCATCTGAGACACAAACCGTGTCACCCCTAGGGCCGTTTACAGTTACCAGCACTACAACAAAAATAGATACCCGAGCAAGAGGTAGATTGTTAAGTGTAAAAATAGAAAACGAATCAGTTGGTGAGACATGGCGATATGGATCTCTTAGACTTGATGCACAACCTGATGGTAGAAGATAATGCCGCTAACACCTAAAGGTAAAAAGATTATGAAGTCGATGAAAACACAATACGGTAAGAAAAAAGGAGAACAAGTTTTTTACGCTTCTAAGAATAAAGGTAAAATTAAAAGAGTAGATAAGAAGAAAGCATAATGACTAAAATTACATCATACATACCGGAACCTACACCAGAATATAATCCACAAAATCAAAGACAAATTCTAGAATCCTTGACAACAATGAAGCAACAGCTTAATACTACATTCTTGAATGAACAAAAGGAAGAACTAGAAAGGTTTAATTTTTTTAATGTCTAATATTTATTTAAACGCTAAAAAAGATTTAACAACTACAGATCTAACCACTCTGTATACTTGTCCTGCTAATTCAAGAGCTATTGTAAAATCTTTATTGGTAACTGAAGATGCTAATTCAGGAACAGATATTAATATTACATTGGTCGATGCTTCCGCAAACATCTTTAATATTGTTAAAGATAAAACTATATCAGCCAAAGCTACAGAACAAATTCTTACAGAACCATTAATTATGATGGAAAATGAAATTTTAAAAGTTCAAGCAACTCAAGCAAATGAGCTGTTTGCAATAGCATCAATTTTAGAAATGAATAGAGATGACAACTAGAATAAAATGCGAAACTGTTTATACGTGGCGTAATACGAAAACAGGAGAAATTTTTAAAGAAGAGAAAGAAGGACCTGACATTGTAAAAGATTGTACAGTAAAGGTAGATCCAAAAGGATTAGAAATTATACAGAGAGTAATGAATCAAAAAAATGATGAACCAAAGTCCTAAAGGCGGAACTGAACTACAATTAGAATACCTATCTAAATACGTTGATAAAAACTTATTAGACAAAGTACAGATTACAACATCTGTACCTGAAAAGATTCCATTACATCCAACTAAACCGAATGTATTATGGCAAAAGAATTCTTGGGATCAGCCCAATATCTACCCCTGGTTTAATGATCCCAAGAATACCAACAAATACGATATGTACGTATTTAATTCCCATTGGAACTTAGAACAATTTCGTAAAGTATTTAAGATGCCTTTAGATAAATGCACTGTAATTAAAAATGGTATTGATGAAATACCTATGAGAAAACTCTATCAAAAAGGTGAACCTATAAAGCTTATTCATCATTGCACACCTTGGAGAGGATTATCTGTATTGCTTGGTGCCATGCAACTTGTAAAGAGTGATGTAACTCTAGATGTTTATTCTAGCTGTGAAGTATATGGAAAAGAGTTTGCTGAAAAGAATGATCCTCAATATCAAGCATTATATGATCAAGCTAAACAATTAAAGAATGTAAATTACATCGGATACAAACCTAATAGTTATATTAAAGAACATTTAAAAGATTATCATATATTTGTTTATCCAAGTATATGGGAAGAGACTTCTTGTATCTCGGCTATTGAATCTATGGCTGCGGGTCTTTACTGTCTGCTCACGGACCTTGGAGCTCTCTATGAAACTTGTGCAGAGTATGCTTTATACATTCCTTTTGATAATAACTACAAAGCTTTATCTCAAAAATTTGCTTACGCTATTGATGCGGTCGTACCAACATTGTCTGACCCTTCCCTACATGAACATTTAATGTTACAATCAGAATACGCAAGAAAGTATTATGGTTGGTCTAAGCAAGCTATCAACTGGAAACGAACATTGGAAGGATTACTAAATGCAAAATAATGAACCTATATGGTTTGGTGAAGGTGTAGAAACTATAGATCTAACGAAAAAACCCACGATGGTAAATCCTAAATATAAAATTATGGTATGTACTCCTATGCATAGTGGAGCAAGTATTCATTACGTACAAGCTATGCTTAAATTTCAACAAGCCTGCATTATGAATAATATTGTAGTTAGTTTTACTTTACTTAAATCATCACTTGTTCAACAAGGAAGAAATTTATGTGTGGCTGATTTTATTAGCCATAAGGATAACTATACTCATCTTTTATTTATAGACTCAGATATTGATTTTCAACACAAGACTATCTTTACGATGTTAGAAAAAGACAAGGATATTATAGCTTGTCCTTATCCTATGAAATTTTTAGATTGGGATAAAATGTTTAGGAAGCTTCAACGACATGGGGCTAAGGATGCTGATTATATGTCTAAATTAGGTTTTACTTTTCCTATTAAAATGAAAGACCCTAAGAAGTTTAATGTGGAAGAAGGACTAGTAGAAGTTACACACGCTCCTACAGGATGTATGTTAATCAAAAGAAGTGTTATTGAAAAAATGATAGAGGCTCATCCAGAACTAGAAATATATCAACCAACGTTTATCAATGGTAAAGAAACTAAAAAGCCTAATATGTATAATTTATTTGAGTGTTTACATGACCCTAAAACTAAAAGATACTTTGGAGAAGACTTTGGTTTCTGTCAAAGATGGTTAGAAATGGGCGGTAAAACTTATCTTTATGTGTTAGACTACATTACACACATAGGAGATCATCAGTATTGTGGTCGTTTTTGGGATGAACTAACAGGCCTCAAAACAGTTGACCCTGTTAAAAAAATCAAATAAAGTCTTATATTACAGGATTCTGCGCCTGCCTAACAATTAATTTAACGGAAATTATGGCTATATCAAGATCACAAATGCAAAGACAATTACAAAATCGGGGAGGTATTACTAACCTTTCACCGAGACAAAACTTTGGCTTAGGTAGTAAACTTAAAAGATTTGTACGTAAAATTATACCTAACGAAGTTGGTAAAGTAGCTTCAGCAGCAGCCCCCTTTGTTGCACCGTTTAACCCTGCTCTTGCAGCAGGTATGGCAGGTATAGGATCCTTTGATCAATCAGGAAGTTTAAGTGATGCATTAAAAAGAGGTGCATTAACTTATGGTGGTGGTCAAGCAGCAAGATATATTGGAGGAGCAGGCTTTCAAGGTAATCCTTTTCAAGGAAATGCTTTAAGTAATTTTACATCATTCTCAAGTCCATTAGGAACACAAACAGGTTTAGGTAAAATGTTTGAACAAAGAAGAGTAGCTAATATAGGAAAAGATCTTAAAGAGATTGGTGAAGTTCAAGGATTAACAGGATCTGATGTAGGTGGAAACATAACTATGGCTGAATCCGCAGGAGGTAATATTGTTGATGAAGTCGCATTAAATGTTACGGGAAACACTACCGAGAAAATAAAAGAAAATGTATTTAAAAGAATAATGAACGACCCAAGTGTATCTAATATAGGTAACGAAGCTTTAAACGCTGCTAAAAAAGCAGGTAAAGCTATCTTCTTTGACAAAGACGGTAACTTAGATAAAAATGTTTTATTAGGAACAATTGCTTTTACTGCTTCTTACGCAGAAGCAAAAGCATTAGCGAATGATGTAGGTGTAGATTTAACTGAGTCTGAATATGACGAAACAAGAAAAGCAGAAAAACAAGAACAGTATGCAACTGATTTACAAAACTTTTTTGGCGGAAGAAAAGATGGCGGTCGAATAGGATTTCAAGACGGTAGTTTAGATGTAGAAGCTTTAATGGAAAATATTAAAAAATATCCTGAAAAGGTAAATGAAATTACAGACTTTGAGGTTGGTATCTTTGAACCTAGTGAGCCAACAAATCAAGGCCCTTTCCCTATGGATAATGAAAAAAGAGATTTAATAATTTCAATGTTAGAAATGGGAACAGATGTAGATATAGTTAAACAAAAAACTAATGCATCAGATGAAGAAATGGGTGAAGCCATAGACGTTTTTAAATATGGAGAAGCTAAATTTCCAATTCCAAGTTTTGACAGTTCTGGGAAAATGACTGATGATGGATTATATAAAGGACAACTTAAATCTTTCAAAGCTGATGGTGGCAGAATAGATTATTCTGAAGGAACAAAACCTTCAGCAGAAGAAAACACACCCTCTCAAGAAATTATTGATAAACAAATAGAACAAATAAAACAGATGTCTAGTATGGGAGCGGATATTGATACTATTAAAACAATTACAGGAGCTTCTGATGGATTAATAAAGATGTTTTTTGGAAAAGCTGATGGTGGCAGAATAGGTTTAAAAGAAGGAACAGGCAGTAAAAAACCATATGGTAGAGGTATCGAATCAGCTATTAGGCAAATAGATCCTTTGCAATCAGGTCTTAATGAATTGAAATCAGGTGGAGGAGGTATACCTATGCTAGGCTTTACTAGACTAGAAAAATCTTTTTTATTTAAAAACTTAGCTAAATTAGGTGGAGCAGATAGATCTTTTACAATGCCTCAACTATATAGAATATTAAGTAACCCAAATAAGTTTCCTAAAGATGCTGAAGCATTAAAAGCTTTTTTAAAAATTAAAGGTTTTAAAAAAGGTGGAGATGTAGGAACACCAACTGAAGTGCCTGTAAGAACAAATGCAGCAGGGGTTAAAGAATTAGATTATAGACAATCAGGAGGCTTTGTACCTGTAGGAGTTAAAGAAAAAGCAGATGATGTCCCAGCGATGTTATCTAAAAACGAGTTTGTTTTAACAGCTGATGCCGTTAGAGGTATAGGTGGAGGCAGTGTTGAAAAAGGCTCTGAAAAGTTATACAACGTAATGAAACAAGCAGAACAGGTAGGTAAAGCATAATGGCAACGACATACGAAACACTAAGCAGACGAGCGCCCTTTTTAGAAGCAGCTCAAGAAAATTACGTAGACTTATTAACACAACAAGTAGGTAGAGCACCTGGTACAACGGGTGTGCCTACATTGTCTGAATTAGGTCCACAAATAGCAGGTCAGAATGTTTTAACTCAGCAAGCTCAACAAGCAGCAGCGACTCAAGCAGGTTTAGGTCAATTATCATTTGGGCCTGAAGGACAATTAATGGGCGCAGGCACAGGCACAGGTGTTGCAGGCTTTCAACCATTTTTAGATCAGGCAGCAACTTATTCAGGGCCACAAGCATTTCAAGCTTTTATGTCTCCGTATCAACAACAAGTTCTTGATACAACATTAGCTGAGTTTGATGTTCAAGCAGCAAAAGGTATACCAGCAATTCAAGCTCAAGCGATTGGTGCAGGAGCATTTGGCGGTGGACGAGAAGGAGTTGCATTAGCTGAATATCAAGCGGGCTCAGATAGAAACAGAGCAGCGTTGCAAGCACAATTATTAAGTCAAGGATTTTCACAAGCTAACCAATTAGCAGGCCAAGCTTTTGCACAGCAAAGAGGATTAGCATCTTTACAACCTTCTTTAGTTGCAGCTAACGTTCAACAGTTAGGTGCTGCTGGTACAAGTGGATTAGCTTACAACCAAGCATTATTAGATGCTCAACAGCAACAATCTCAATTAGCTTATCAAGAACCTATCAATAGATTAAATATTTTAGGAACAGGATTAGCTTCTCAAGCTGGCGGTATACCAATCTCAACTCAAACTACACAACCGGGCGGTGGAGGTGGAGGTGGACCATTATCGCAAGCTCTTTCAACAGGCTTACAAGCTTATGGCTTGGGAACAATATTTGGAGGTAAATAATGATTTTAAAAAGACCTTCTTTTAGACGTGGTGGTGGCGCAGGTATTGGTGCTTTAATGCCAAGAAAAAAATTGCAGTTTGGTACACCAGGATCAGGATATCAATTTTTAGAACCTGGTTTACAAAAAGAACTTAGACTTGCTGAAGAAATAAAAAACAAAAATTTAAGAACTTCAAACTTAAGAGGACCTTTCGGAAATTTTATGAGGGGAGCCGTTTCTTATGGTGCACCTATAGTAGCTCAAACAGGATTAGCTTATCTTAATAGACCTAGAACATTAGAAGAAAAAAAAGTAATGCAACAAATTTCAGATGAAAATGCTCTTAGCGGAGAAGCAACAATGCCTAATATACTTAAAGAACAAGATGCAAGAAGATTAAAAGCTTCTAAAGTAGGCGATGAGATTAGCTTTGCAGACGCATTTTTCTTAGATCCTGAAACAAAAACATATCCTAAAATATTAGGTAGAAGCGAGGATAGAATAAAACGTGCACAAATAGAAAAACAAAAGAAAATAGATGAAGAACTAGATAAACCCTCAATGTCAGGGGATCCTACTCAGTTTACAGGTGAGGATGAACTTACTAATTTTGAAGCATTAAAAGCGGCTCAAGGACCTAGAGAACCTGAAATAGATATTACTGAAGAAAGTTCTATTACCTTAGATCCTAAAGAAGAGATTAAAAAAGAAGCAGAGTTTATAAAAGATCTATTAAAAAATGAAAGTCTTACAAGAGGAGAGAATGCTTTAATAATAGCAGAGGCTATTAAAGCAGGTGGTTCATTAAGTGATAAAATATCCAAAGCTGCAGATCTAGCTTTACCAGTTGTTAAGAGAAGAGATAAACAAGATAAAGCAATTACTTTAAAAGCTTATGAATTATATAAAAGAAAAGAAGCAGAGCAAGCTAAAAGAGGTGCTCCTACAGCTACTCAAAAAGATATAGAAGCCACTGCGGACGCGTTAATAAAACAGGGTGATAAAAGATCTAAAGCAGAAATTGTTGCTGACATTAGAATTAAAGCTGCTGGATTTGATAAAGAAGGTAAATCATTATTGGCTAAAGGTGGTGGTGAAGTTTTTGAAATTGCAGAGGACATTAGAAAACAAAGAGACAAATTAACAGTTGAGCAAGGTAAGAAAAAACCAAATCAAAAAGACATTACAAAAATAAACAAAAAGCTTGCAGAACTTCAAGCTAGGTTAAGAACAATAGCTACTGTACCAGGGTTTGATGATATATTTGTAGGTATTAGAGAAGAATATTTAGCGGATGGTGGTAGAGTAAATAGAGCAAACGGTTCACCAATGGAAGGAGAAACAATGGAGGTAGCAGAAACAATTGCTGATACACCAGGTGCTCCTACTCCTGAAAAACAAGTTCTTAAATTATCTTACGCTGAATTAAGAAATAAATTACCAAAAGAAATAACAGATGATGTTGTTGAGCTATTAGCCAACAGCACGGAGGCATTACAAGACTTTGCTTACATTACAACGCAAGATGATGTAGGTAACTTCAATGTTAAATATGGAGTCAACTTAGTCATTCCTCCAGCAACCGCATAGGAGAAACATGGCTTTTGAATCATTTAAGGGCTTTAGCAACAATCAAGTAGAACAGCCGAGAGGCTCAGACGTTGGCTTTACAGATTATCTTATAGATCTTCCTGTTGGTGCAGTTAAAGGTTTAAGTCAAGCTGTACAAGGTTTGGTATCTTTAGGTGCAATGCCTATTGATTATCTTGCTAATACAGATCTTCTTACAAAAATAAATGAAGTCTTTGATACGATTACTCCTGATACTAAAACAGCTGTTGGAGATATTACATCAGTCATTACACAGTTTGGTGTTCCTTTCGGTGCAGCCGTAAAGATTGCAGGTGGTATTACAAAGTTAAAAGGCATAAGCACCATGACTCAATTAGGTTCTTTGCCTACTAAAGCAGCTAAGGGAGCAGAGCTTGTAAAGAGAGCCGGTTACTTTGGAACGATAGGTGGTGTTACAGACTTTGCTGTATCAACACCTGATAAACTTGGAACACTTTCAGATTTAACAGGTCTTACAGAACGAACAGATCTATCGGGATTAAGTGGTAGAGAAAGAGCTGTCGAAGAATTAAAAGGTAAATTAAAATTTGGTGCAGAGGGTGCTTTAATTGGAGGCGCTGTTCCTTTATTGCCAACAGCGGCAAGTGTTGGATTTAGATATGGTATTATACCTGGCGCAAAAGTTGTAGGCACAGTAGGTGGTAAAGCTTTAGAGTATGTAGTGGATAAACCTTTAACATTAGCTATCAACGCTATCGTAGGTAAAAACGAAAAAAGTATTTTACAACAATCTTTAATTAAATCAGGATCACTTCTTAAAAAAGGCGCAGAGAAGGCAGGACTTACAGGTGATTGGAGACATAGACCCATAGATAGCGGTGCTATATCTCTTATAAAAAGAAATCTAACTAGATTAGCAGATCAATTTAAATCAGCTAGGGGATTAACAGGAGAATTAAAATCTGTACAAGACTCAGCAATAACTAAAGTAGCTGGTCAAGAGAAAACTTTAAAAAATATTGCGGGTCAAATAGAAGACGTTCAAAGAAACATTGTTAAAGATTTTAAAATTAAATTTGATAGCGGTGAGTCTATTTTAAAATTACAAGTAGAAAATAGTAAAATAAAAGATTTTATCTTAGCTTCAGGTAAAACTGCGGATGACATATTAGAAACTATTCCTAAAGAAGCAAGAGCAAACACAAAAAAACTAAAAGAAATTATCACAAAAACAAACGACAAGTATAAAATTTTTGGTGCAGATATTAAGAAGATGGCTATGTTAGATTATGATAGCTATACAAAACAAAGGTTTGGTGCTTTTAATAATAAAAAATTTAGATTTAATCCTTTATTAGAAAACAAAACATTTGATTTTTTTAAAGCACAAATGAAAAAAAATCCTGAAGTCATGGCACCTTTAATTAAAGCTGCGGGAGGCAATGCAAAACAATTAGATACACTATTAAGTCAACAAGCTAAAAATAAATTACTTAATTTTAAAAGTACGGTTATTCAAGATAATTTAAATCCTGCTACTATATTTAATTATATAGCTAAAGCTTCTGACGTAGATCCTAAAGCTGTAATGGGAGGAACAGAAACTGTTCCTGATGTAATTAAAAAAATATTATCTGTTGAAGAAGGTAGAACAGCAGGCGAGTTAATTAAAAAAGGAGCAAAAGATGCTTCGGGTAAATTAATTACAAAAGATGTTGAAACTTTTAATTCTTTAGGTGCAGGTCTTGATGTTGTTTTAAATCAGAGTAAACAAATGTATAGTAAGGCTGCATTTGATGATTACATTAAAACAGGTTTAAATACAGTAACCAATCCAAGAGGATTAATACACACAGCAGAATCAATTGCTCGGTTAAATTTAAGAGATGGTCCAGGTATTATGCCTAACCTAAAAAATATAGCGGCTAGAGAAAAATTACCTGATGCTGTTACAACAAGTGAAATATTTAGTGGTCAATACTTTGCAGCGCCTGAGATAGCAAATGCTTTGGTAGGAGCAAAAGAAATTACAAGTAGTTTATACAGCGTGCCTTTTTACAAATCATTTATGGCATTAAAAGCAGGAGCACAGATCTCTAAAACTATTTTATCACCAATGACACAGATAAGAAACTTTACAACAGCTTCTATGTTCCCACTTGCAAATGGTCTTATCGGAGGTCGAATAGGATTTAAAGATGCATGGGGTTTAACAATTGGAGATATCTTTCAAGGTGCAAAATCAACTCCTGAAAAAATAGCAAAGATTGAAAGACTTATTGAACGTGGAGTTATTGATCAAAACATAAATGTTCAAGAGATGAGAAGAGTTTTAGAAGCAACTAAAGATGGAAAAATAAGTTTTAATAAAATGATGAACACACCCGTCATGCAAAAACTTACAGACATCTATCAAGGAGCTGATAACTTTTGGAAAATATACACAGATAACTTTTATCAAGGCAGTTTAAAATCTGCTTTTGGTGATCCTGAAGCTATAATTACAGGAGCAAAAGCAGGAACTCAAGCAGCTAAAAATGCAGATACATTTTTTAGAAACTATGATGAGTGGTTTGAAACAATAGCGGGTAGAAAATTAGATAGAGTTAATGCTTTATCGGGTTTACCAAAAACACCAAAAGAAATAGCTGAAGAAGCGTCTGCTTATTTAGTTACCAACACTGTACCAACTTATAGTAAAGTACCATTAATTATTGAGAACGTTAGAAACTTACCACTAGGTAACTTCGTAGCGTTTCCTGCTGAGATATTAAGAACAACATCAAATATTGTATCGATCGGTGCAAGAGAACTTACAAGCACAAATCCTTTCATTCGACAAATGGGTGCAAGAAGATTAGTTGGTGTGTCTTCAGTTTTAGGAGGCATTGGCTACACAACTAAAAAAGGTGCACAATATTTAACAGGAGTAGATGATGACACTATGGACTCTTTCCAAAGGTCTTTTGCTCCACCATATCAAAAAAACTCAACGTTAATACCTATGTCATCGCCAGATGAAAACGGTAAATTTAAATATTACAATTTTTCATACTCCAATCCTTATGACACTTTAGTTGCGCCTGCGAACGCCGTGTTAGCAGCTTTTAGTGAAGGAAGATTAAAAAAAGATAATGTAACTTCTATTGTTATGGATGCTTTGTTTGGAGGGGCCATAGACCCTAATCAAAGAAAAGGTGCGATCACAGAATTTTTACAACCTTTCATTACAGAGTCCATTGGTACTGAGAGAGCATTTGACGTAACTGTAAGAGGCGGAAGAGATTCTAGAGGTAAAGTAATTTACTATCCACAAGATGGTGCTGATGTAATTATTGCAAAATCATTAAATCATATTTTAGGTGGTTTATCTCCAGGTGCCTTAACATCTTCTACAAGAATATGGGATGGTGCTACAGGAAGATTTAGTGACTATGGAACTCAAAAAGATATGAGTGATGAAGTTGTAGCTTTATTATCAGGAGTTAGAGTTGAAGAAGCAAAACCCTTAGCAAGTGTTCCTTTTATTCTTACATCTTATGGAAAAGATAAAAGTAATGTTAGAAGTAAATTTTCAAGAAAAGCATACTCTGCTAGAACTTCACCTGAAGAAAAACTAGGAGCATTCTCACAATATATTGTAGAGAGTTATGACTCTCAAAATAAAATGTATCAAATTATTGAAGATGCACAAAGTTTAGGTATTGGTGAAAGAGAATTAAGAAAATTATTTGAAAAAAGATTAACTAAAACAGAAACAAAAGCTTTATTTAGAGGTGAGTTTAAACCACCAACTTATAGTAAAGATGCATTTAAATCTACAGTTGAAAGACTTGAAGGTGAAAATCCTTTTGAAGCAGCAAAAATTGAAGAACAAAACGATGTAGTTATGGATATTTTTGATGATGTCCAAAAAGATTTAAGAAAATTTGATTTAGGTCAATCTTTAGATGCATTACAACTTGAATTAGATGAATCGTTAAGTCCCGGTGTAGAAGAAACTAGAGATCTTAGAAGTAATTTAGTTTCACCAACAACAGGTATTGAACAAGTTGCTGAGTTACCTTCCCCTCCACAAATAGGAGCGCCGGTGAATCAACAAGTGGCTGCTGCAGGTAATAGTGTAGGCAATCAATTTAATTTATTTGCTAATAACCCTAACGCGAGAATATTATTTCCATTTGGATAGATTATGATTAAACCGATACAAGGCATAGAAGAAATATATAAAAGCAATTTTTTTAGTCCTCTGAGAACAGGCATTAATGTTATTGGTAAAAATTTAACTGGTTTACCTTTGGTCGGAACAATAGCATCGGGTATAGGATCTATGTTTCAACCCATGTCACCCGAAGACAGATTCAATCAACAAAATTTTTCTCTTGGTGGTAATCCACAATTAGCACAAACATATGGTGATAACAGGATTGGTAACTTAGCAGGACAAGATCCTTACGGTATTAATACAGTTTCAGCTTTTGGAAACTATGATCAATATGCTTTAAATAAAGCTTTTGAATTAGCAAACAAACAAAACCTAACACCTTTTCAACAACAAAAAATGGAATTTTATGAAGATGTAATTAAACAAAATAGAGATAATATTATAACAGCAGATAGCGGAGGTGATTTTATTAGCGGAAGCGGTAGTAGCTATGATTCAGAAACAGGAGGCACTTTCGGATCATCAGTGGATGATGCATCGACGTTTAGTGATTATTCATAATGAAAACAAATGCATTACAAAAAATAGAAGATCATGAAAAACTCTGCAGGATCATGCAGAAACAAACGCATGATAAAATTAAATCATTGGAATCACAGATTACAAGGATAGAAAGAATTTTATTAGTTTCGGTTGGTGCTTTAATTTCTGCTATGGGCGGTATCATTATTGTTTTAATACAAAAACTTTAGATCCAATCTTTTAGTTCTTCACCCATAATTTGATTAGCAATATTTATTTTTTTACGTAGAGCTTTTACAATTCTTTCATCAACAGTCTTTTCACAAATAATATCTACATAAGTCATTTTTCTTTTTTGACCTATACGATTAATCCTAGCTTCTGATTGTGTTCTTTTCTCAAGATCATAACCATTAGAATAATAAACCATAGTGTCAGCTTCAGTTAATGTAATACCATAACCACCCGTTTGAGGCGTACCAATAATAAATCTAACTTCGCTCTCAGGATCTTGAATTTGTTTTATAGCTTTCTGTCTATCGTCTGTAGACGTGTCACCATAGTAAGTAACATAAGACTTATCCCCAAATGTTTTTTTAACATGTTTAACTATTGTTGCTATATCGTTCCTCCAATGTGCCCATATTACAACTTTACCCTGTGCTTCGTTTAACACATCAATTAAAGCGTTGACTCGATCATTTTTAATCTCAGTAACTTTTCCTGTATCAGATTTAAAATGTCCACAGGTAATTTGTTGTAGACGCATTAGCTGCACCAAAGCTGTAGCTGTACTCATGGTCTCTCCATCTTGAATAGCTAAAGCCATTCTCTTCATCTGATCATATAATTTTTGTTGTTCAGGTGTAAGCTGTATAATTCTTTTTTGATAAGTATAAGCAGGTAGATCTAAACAATCTTCTTTTAATACACGATAAGAAAAAGGTTTAATTTTTTCTGATAGTTCTTCTAGGTTCTTATACCCCACTACAATCTGTACGGATCGTCCACCAAAATTAGCTGTAGCCATTTTAGCGTATCGAGTTCTAAACGTGTAATAAGATGAATGACCTAATAACCAAGGATCAAGGAACTCACATTGTTTGTATAAATCTAATGGTGATTTAGTTACAGGAGATCCTGTAAGTATTCTTCTATACTTAGACATCTCACCAAGCTTAACAATATTTTTAGTTCTTTTAGCATCGGGGTTTTTAATAGTAGTTGATTCATCTATAGCCATCAGGGTACTGTGAGAATTTAAAAATTTTTCTGCAAACTCTACACCTTTCGATGTGCTAAAAGCTTCTACGTTCATAATTAAGATATGAAGGTCCTCACCTGTTTTAAATAAACTATTTAATAATAATTTTTGTCTCTGACTTTGAGTTGCTTTCCATAGCACGGTATTGTTTTCTATGTGATCAGGTAAATGAGTTGGTATTTCACTATCAAACCAATTTTTATACACACCTTTTGGTGCTATTAATAAAGCTCCATTGATTTTACCTTTGTCATAAAGCATAGCAATATTATCAAGAAGTACCTTAGATTTACCCGTACCCATTTCCATAAAGTACGCGAATACTTCTTTATTCCAAGACATTTCTAATGCCTCAAGCTGATGCCCGTAAGGCTTTGTTTTAAATCTATAGTTCATTTTTCTTTCTTGCAATCTTCTACAATAATTACTATAACTAGTCAAGAAAGGTTATGAAATGTTAGGATCTATAAACACACCTATGAATAAAGGTGTATCTTCAGTAGTCTATGTAATACAAGAATTACCTGGAACTAGGATGGGGGCCCCAAAATTTAATATTATGGGGGCAAGTAGGTATGGTAAAATAGTAACACTACTACCTGAAAATTCACAAATTATATTATCCCCAGGCCCACTAATTTATAAATTAAGAAAATTATTAAAAAATTATAAATCTACAGACTATTTGTTATTGACAGGAGACCCTGCAATTATAGGTGCATCGTGTTCTATAGTTTCTGATCTCACCAATGGTAAATTTAATTTACTAAAATGGGATAGGCAAGAAAAAATGTACTATCCAATAGAAATCAATCTATACGAGAAAGGTGAGATTGAAGAAAAATCTTGACATAGGATATTAATCTATTATATATAACCCTATGAAAGGAGAAAACAAAAATGATAAATCTCGAGGAAGACAAGTTAGAGTCGTTAGCAAATGTTAATGACGCTAAATCTTTATCTGCGCAATGTGTAAAACTTCAGGCAACTGAAACAGATCTCAAAGCTGCAGAAGAACAAGTCAAAAAACTAAAAAAAGAGGTAGACCATTTATCCGGCGAAGTCATCCCAACGATGATGCAAGAGATGAATTTATCTACTTTAAAATTAGCAGACGGTTCCGCTGTTGAAGTGAAACCCGTCTACGGTGCTTCTATTCCTGTTGCAAAAAAGGAAGAAGCATTTAACTGGCTTCGTAGTAATGGCCTAGGGGACCTTATTAAAAATGAGGTAACCGTTTCCTTCGGTCGTAACGAAGATAACAAGGCAGCAGAATATGCTGGTCTTGCACAAGGTCAAGGGTATCAACCTGTCCAGAAGTTAAAGGTTGAACCGATGACACTTAAAGCATTAGTCAGGGAGCGTATCGAAGCTGGACAAGATATGCCCTCTGACCTATTTAACGTGTTCGCAGGAAACCGAACAAAAATAACAAGGAAATAAGAAAAATGAGCAAAGAACAGCTAATGAAAAAGACTAGTGCAGGTGCACTAGCCGTATCTAACCTAGAGGCAGATGCGAATATGGGGATGGGTAACATAACTCAAGAAGATCTTGCGTTACCATTTCTTAAGATCCTGGGACAACTTTCACCGGAAGTTAACAAACGAGACGGTAAGTATGTCGAAGGGGCAACACCTGGCATGATCTACAATACAGTTACAGGTGATCTGTTTGATGGTGAGAAAGGTATTCAAGTAATACCTTGTTACTACAAACTAGAATATGTTGAATGGAAAGATAGAGGTAAGGATGGATCGGGTGCTCCGGTAAACATTTATCCTTCTTCTAGTGATATACTTTCAAAAACAACTAGAGGTGCAGACTTTAAAGATAGGTTATCAAACGGTAATTATATTGAGAAGACTGCGCAACATTTTGTTATTGTTAGTGGAGACTCTCCAGCAACAGCGTTGATCGCTATGAAATCTACTCAGTTAAAAACTAGTAGAACTTGGAATAGTATGATTCAACAAATTAAGCTGAAAGGTAAGGATGGAAAACTCTTTACTCCAGCTGCGTTTAGTCATCAATATCATCTAAAAACTGTGCAACAATCTAACGACAAAGGCACATGGTTTGGATGGTCCGTAAGTAAAATTGGAACTGTGCAAGATGGTGCTCTTTACCAACAAGCCAAAGCGTTTGCGACTAGCATTTCTAAAGGAGATGTTAAGGTAAAACATGGTGAAGAAACTACAGCGCAATCCGATAAGGGAACGCATTATTAGTTTCTCCCTCGAGAGAAACAGGGTCGGTGATGGGAGACTGGATCCGACCCTGAATGATGACTTATGGAAAAAAGATTTGTAGAGATATTTACAGGATTAAAAAGAGATTATGGGTATGCTGACCCTCAGTCTGCATACAAAGATCCTTCTACGGGTAAATTAAAAATAGAACATTTTTGGGCAAAGCAACCTGTTACAGAACAAGATTACGAAAATCATTTAAAAGGAGTTAAGCCGATAGGTATTCAGCCTTGTGATGATGAAGGCATGGCTAGGTTTGGTGCCATAGATATTGATTCAAAAGCTTATGATCAATTTGATACAAGAAAATATTTAGATATTATAGATAAAAATAAGATTCCTGTTATACCAGTAAAATCAAAAAGTGGTGGATTACATTTGTATGTGTTTACAGATAAACCTGTCAAAGCTACATTCATTAAATCATTCCTAGAAAAATTATTATATACATTTAATCTTAAGCCAAGCACAGAAGTTTATCCTAAACAAACAGAACTAGATCAAGGTGCTAACAGTACATCAGGTAACTTTATTAATTTACCATACTTCAAGAAACAAGAACGAGTTGGTCTTAACCTAGACGGCACCACATTTACGTTTGAACAATTTATTAAAGTCATAGACGCAAATACAAAAACACAAGAAGAACTAAATGATTTTATAAATAGGCATATCAAAAATATTTTAACGGGTGGTAATGAAGAGTTTGTAGATGGTCCACCTTGTTTACAAATTATAACTAAAGATTTATCGGCTGACAATAAATTGGGAGATTACAGAGACAGATTCCTATACAACTACATGGTTTTTGCTAAGAAAAAATATGGTGACATTTGGGATAAAAAAGTATTGCAAGCAGCTAGAGATTATATTGTTTATGATAATGAATGGGGCGATGAGAAAGTTAAGAAAAAAATAAAAGCGTGGGAAAAAGAAACAGCAGGACATACTTGTGATGAGGAACCTATACACGATCATTGTATGAAATCAGAATGTGCTAAACGACAGTTTGGTTTCTTATCTGATAAGATAAAAAGATTTCCACCACTTACAGCTTTAATTAAAATTAATTATTCTCCAGACCCAGAATTTAGATTTACAATTACATATGTAGATAAGAAAGAAGGAGAAGTCAGTAAACAAGTTATAGCAAGGGATGCTACTTATTTTACAAATCAGGATAGACTTAGAACACTGATAGCTGCACATACACCTATCTTTCCACCAAGAGTCACAAACAAAGATTATCAAATCATTATGGAAAACTTGTACGAAACACAGAATGTAGAGAGTCCTCCACCTGGAACATCAGACAAAGAATTATTACAGAAACATTTAGAAGAATATGTAACAGGAGTAAAAGCTGTGAGTGACACATCTTTTAGAAATGGTAGCACATTGATTGATGATGGCTTTGCATATTTTGTTTTAGAACCTTTCTTTAATCATCTTAAGAATAAAGAATGGAAGATTAAATTAACAAAGACAGGTAGAATGATGGAAGACTTTTTTAAAGCTGAGCTTAGTGTATCAAAAAGATATCCTAAAAAAGATTCAGATACTAAATCAAATAACCCTGTCAGATGTATAAAAATATCTATGCAATACTTTGATGAAGAGGATAACGATTTGGAAATCTTAGACATGAAAGATAAGGAGGATATTCTTTGATAACTAAGATCTATGGACCCCCAGGTACAGGTAAAACAGAAAAATTAATTAGAAGAGCAATGGCCTACATTAGAATAGGCACTCCACTAGATCAAATAGGTTACTTTGCCTTTACAAGAAAAGCAGCTAACACAGCAAAAGACAGAATGTTAGAAAAGAATCCACAATACAAAAAGAAAGATCTACCGTATTTTAGAACGTTTCATTCTTTAGCTTTTCAAAAGTTGAGTCTAGACGAAAGTAAAGTTATGCAAGACTATCATTATGCAGATCTAGGTAGGATCTTAAGTATTAGAGTTAATGTAAGAAAAGATGTAGATGCATCACCTTATTTAACTTGTGATAACGAATACTTTCAAATTATTTTAAAAGCAAAAGAAAAATGTATTTCAATTTGGGATGAGTATTGTTCTGGTGAATATTCTTCATCGGTTAGATGGGGATTGTTAGAACATATTGAGGCTAATTATAATCAATACAAAAGAAAAAATACCCTACTAAATTACTCGGATATGATAAATCAATTTGTAAACAAGCCTCATCTTTGCCCTAACTTTAAAGTTGTGTTTGTTGATGAAGCTCAGGATCTATCACCATTACAATGGAAAATGTATGACTTACTAAAATCAAACTCTGATGATATTTACTTAGCTGGGGATGATGATCAAGCTATCTATACTTGGGCAGGTGCAGATGTAAATAGATTTATTAAAGAGCCTGCAAAAGAAAAAGTTTTATCTAGATCAAGACGTATACCTAAAAAGATTCAAGAACTTTCTTCTGTAGTCATAAGTCGTATTCGTGGATTAAGAGCGACGAAACATTATAAAGCAAGAGACGAAGAAGGTAAAGTAGAAAAGATAAGCACATTAGATCATTTAGATTTATCATCTAACAATTGGTTAATCTTAACTAGAACTTTAAATAGAGCTGACGAGATTTGTAAAATTTTAAAAGACAAAGGAATTTATTTTGAAACTAAAAAAGGTAAAAGTTATAATGTAAAATTATACAAAGCTATCTTAACTCACATGCAATATATTAATGGTGAAGAGATAACAGAGATCTCGATGAAAGATTTATTAGACTTTGCTACTGAAGAGGATTTACAGGATAAGAGTTTAAAATGGTATGAAGTATTTAGTAAAGGTAATATTTTGGAACGGAATTATATACGATTAATGCTTTCTAATAAAGAAAAACTTAATCAAGATCCAAGGATCAAAGTTTCTACAATACATGCAGCTAAAGGTGGAGAAGCAGCTAATGTTATTTTAGTCTTAGATAATGCTAATAAAATAAGACAAGCTGTAATGAGAAGTATAACAAAGAGTGACGAAGAACATAGAGTATGGTATGTAGGAACGACGAGAGCAAAAAGAAATATTTATTTATTACAAGCAAAAATAGAAAGGAAGGGATATCAATTATGACAGATCCAGACGGATTAGAAAAAGCATTTCCACAATCAAGGCAAATAGGAGGAAGTCACTATAAACATTTTCACATTCAGCCGTACGAATTTATTTCAAAAAATAATCTTTCGTTCTTTCAAGGCTGTGTTGTGAAGTACGTTTGTAGATATTTATATAAGGACAAAATTAAAGATTTAGAAAAGATAATTCACTATTGCGAACTAGAGATATTAAAGTTAAAAGATACTAGAAATAAAAAATGAAAGTACCTTTATTTGAAGCACAAACAGAGTGGAACGAACCAGAAGAGTATCCTGATCTAAGACAATACGATGAGATAGCAATTGACTTAGAAACTAGAGATCCTGATTTAAAATCTAAAGGATCGGGAGCTGTAATTGGTAATGGTGAAGTTGTAGGTATAGCTGTAGCTGTGCCGGGTAGGAAATTTTATTTTCCCATAGCTCATGGCTCAGGGCCCAATATGAACCGAAAGCGTACTTTAGAATGGTTCCAAGATACACTTAAAACAAAAGCTATCAAAATATTTCACAATGCAATGTACGACGTGTGTTGGATTAGACAAATGGGTTTGAAAATTGAAGGACTTATTGTTGATACAATGATAGCAGCATCATTGGTTGATGAAAATAGATTTAGATATGATTTAAATAGTTTATCATGGGATTACTTAGGTCATGGTAAATCAGAGGTTGCGTTGAATGAAGCAGCTAAGTCAAGAGGATTAGATCCTAAAGCAGATCTATGGCAATTACCAGCGATGGAGGTCGGATCCTATGCAGAGAAAGATGCTGAGTTAACTTTAGAACTTTGGCAAATATTTAAAAAAGAAATTGTACACCAAGACATTGAATCTGTTTTTAATCTTGAGACAGATCTCTTTCCTTGTCTTGTTGATATGAAGTTCCTGGGTGTGAGGGTAGACTCAGATAAAGCTTCTCGCCTAAAGCAAGAATTAGAAACAGAAGAGAAGAAAATATTATCATCAATAAGTAAACAGACCACATTAGAACCTCAGATATGGGCTGCACGAAGTATTGCAAAAATATTTGATAAGCTTTCTTTACCATATGAACGTACTGCTAAAACAGGTGCTCCTTCTTTTACTAAAAATTTTTTACAAGAACACAAACATCCTGTTGTGCAAATGATAGCTAAGGCTAGAGAAATTAACAAAGCCCACACTACGTTTATAGATACCATATTAAGATATGAACATAAAGGTCGAATACATGCAGATATAAACCAAATAAGATCTGACCAAGGAGGTACAGTTACAGGAAGATTTAGTTATTCCAATCCAAACTTACAGCAAATTCCAGCTCGTAATAAAGATCTAGGTCCTTTAATTAGATCTTTGTTTTTACCTGATGAAGGAAAAACTTGGGGATGTTTTGATTACAGCCAACAAGAACCGAGACTGGTAGTTCACTACGCATCTCTACATAAATTTCCATCTGTATATGATGTTGTAGATCAATATGAAAACGATACTTCAACAGACTTTCACCAAACTGTTGCAGACATGGCAGAAATACCTAGATCTCAAGCTAAAACAATTAACCTTGGATTATTTTATGGAATGGGTAAAGCTAAATTACAAGCAGAACTGGGTGTATCAAAAGAAAAAGCTGCAGAATTATTTGATCAATACCATGCTAAAGTTCCTTTTGTAAAACAACTTATGAACTCTGCTATGAATAGAGCTCAAGAACGTGGACAAATAAGAACTTTACTAGGTCGATTATGCAGGTTTCATCTATGGGAACCTAACAGCTTCGGTATGCATAAGGCAATGCCTCATGAAGATGCCCTACAGGAACACGGACCAGGGATAAAAAGAGCATACACATACAAATCACTCAATAAACTCATACAAGGGTCCGCTGCAGATATGACAAAAAAGTCTATGTTGGATTTATACAAAGAAGGTATAATTGCACATATACAAATACATGATGAACTTTGTGTTTCAGTTGAATCCGATAAGCAAGCTAAGAAAATTGTTGAAGTGATGGAGAATGCTGTTAAATTAGAAGTCCCCAACAAAGTTGATTATGAATCAGGAAAAAATTGGGGAACAATAAATGATTAATTATGGCTTATTTAAATGCAAACATACCTGTGCAATATGCACAAATAAAAAGGGAGTATCTTTATGATCTTAAAAAACATCATGGTGAAGTTGAAGACTGTATTATCTTTGGAATATCTGCGATCACAGGTAAGTCAATTCTCTTTCACGCAATCATGGAAAACGGTGCAATCTTTTATCGCTTACCAATTACGGCTTTTATTCAACGTGGCTTTAAACCGGAGGCTGTTCCACTTCGCAGACTTGACGAGCTTCAGTTATGGAATTGTTTTAGTTATTATCCTTCTGTTCATTCTTGGGATATCTTAGACGGACAAGCCGGTAAATATATTGGCAAAGATAAAAAATGGCATCCAGGACAGTATTTATTTACTGTTGACTTTGCCCACCCCGAAAGTAATATCTTAGATACGGACCATTCAGAGATTCCGCACGAGCATAAATGCGCTCATATCATAGCCCTAGACGATGGGAACTATGCAGCACAACCTAACAATAGATGTATTTGGGACATACCTTCTTTCACAGTGAAAGATAATATTCCAGATTGGAAAGTGCAAACTAATGAATGGAATGTGGAAAACACAAGTAAATGGAAGACCGAAGATACGGATAACTTCTTTTACGAAATAGAGGAGAAAAAACATGATTAAAAAATGTAAAAACATTTGTTGTAAAGCTTGGGACAAAGTAAAATCAGCTTGGAATTGGATTGTGTCAAGATTTGATAGGTAATTTATGGCAATTAAAAAAACAAAAAGTAAACTAGAGTGGTTTAAAAAGAATATTGTAATTGTTCCTGTTGTGGCAGCAATCATAGCCGGAACATTTACATCGGTAAGATATGTATTATCTTTAACAGATACTATTACAGCTAACCAAGAAACTATTTTTAAGATGGAGTCTAAACTAACTAGCTCCACAGCAGATATTAATGACCTTAAACAAAGACTGTCCGCAGCAGAAGCAACATGGTCTATGGCAGAAAATTTATATAGACAATTAGCAGACACAGTGAGGGACCATACCTATGACCTTAAAGACCTTACGAGATAATTTATTATGGATCGCATTCTTTCTTTGCGTTGCAACTTATGTGCAAGCAAGAAATGATTATTTAAATGACTATGGAACTTGTGAAAGAGGTAGTTGGGAAACTTATACAGAACTTCGACAACACGAATATAAATCAGGTACAAGTAATGAGTATCAAGATCAAACACTAGGTTTTAGATTTCGTATGCCTTTAGGTGCTGTGTGTAGTGATGAATACATTGCAGAAATGCAGAAGAAAAGTAAAATAAAAACCCAACTTGAACTTATAAAAGAGTGCAAAAGAATACCAAATATTAATCCCCCACCTGTAGAATTTGCAGAGTTATTTAATATGTGTAATAAATTAGGAGTTGTTAAGTTTATTGATAAGAAACCAGAAGGTAGTCATTGGGAAAATTTAAAAATACAATATCTAAAAGATAATCCTGATGTTGTAATAATGGAACAGGCAATGCCACAATGAAATTAAATGAAGGAACAAGAGTAAGCACAGATCTTAGAACAATAGCAGGAATCATTGCTGCTGTAGCCATTGCTGTGTTCGCGTACACAGAATTGACGGCTAGGTTAGTTTCACTAGAAACTTCAAGAGAACTATTCCAGGCAGATTTACTTAAGAAGTCCGAGCAATTACCCGTGGATCAGGAACAGCTGATGTTGTTGGAGGATCTTTATAAGTCCGTGGAGAAGATAGAAATACGGATCGAGGACATGATGCACAACAAAGTAAACATTCAATTTTTGCAGAAAAATCAAGAAAAGATTTTGTCTGACTTAGAATCAATAAAAGACAAGGTAAGAGCTAATGGATCGAAACACTAAAAAAGTATTAAAGTACATGGAGGACATGGAAAAACAAGTAAAACAAATGCGTTTTATAAGAGATTTAAAAAAAGAAGTTGAGATCAATGGCACAGGTACGCATAAGTATAGAATTAAATACGGACCAAACAAAGGAACGGTGGTAAGATGATCGAGCATATCGTAGCCCTTCTAATGTTTGTAGGCCCTGATATCAAGGAGCACAGAATACAAATTGATCCAAACACAGGGAAAGCCTCTATGTCAATATGTATGAAGCATAAGCGTGAAGCAAGCAGACCACCAATTAGTGCAAATGTATCTTATAAATGCATTAAATCTAAAGCAGAATTAGAGGAAAATATAGATGGAAGTAAGTCTATAAAATCGTTAATATTAAACTAATGAAACTTACAGCTAACATAACTCTTGACGAGTTAACAAAGTCTCAAACTAGTGAGAGAAAGGGCATTAATAATAACCCTAATCCAAAGCAAATTGACAATATAAAAGCTTTGGCAGTTAATATATTACAGCCAGTGCGATCTCATTTTGACAAACCGTTAATTATATCTAGCGGATTTCGTTGTGCAGAGCTGTGTATAGAGATAGGTAGTAGTGTGAACAGTCAGCACGTAGCAGATGATAATGCGGCTGCAGCAGACTTTGAGATACCTGGTGTAGATAATAGAGAGCTAGCTCTTTGGATCAAATCAGAGTTAGAATATGACCAGCTCATATTAGAATTTTACCGTGATAATGAACCGACATCTGGATGGATACACTGTAGTTATTCCACAGATCGTAACAGACATGAATCATTGCGGGCTTATCGAGAAGATGGTAAAGTTCAATATAAGCCTTGGTTAGAATAATGAAATTTATTACAGAAATAGTTACCGGACATTGCCCTGAGTGTGATAGCAAGTCATTGTTAGTAAATCTAACTCCAAGTATTTATCGTTGTGTAAACTGTGGAGAAGATGTAGAACAAAAAATTAATGGTGTTATTAAATATATGAAGATGAAAGACTCTGAAGAAAGAATGTACTTGAAACAAGAAGATTTAGATGGCTAAAAGAAAAGCGCTCTTTGGCGTTAACAATTATCATAAACGAACACCCAGAAAAAGACCAGGAAGAATAAGAAAGAAATATGGACCAGGACAGAAACGTCCTAAGAAGTATCGTGGCCAGGGCCGGTAGTTTAGAATCATTCTAATATGAAACCTATAATGATTACATTGATGTATTTAACTTTTGGTGGAGACATCAAACTAGATACGTTTGAAATAAATACAGAATGTAGTAGCTGGTTTCATCACAACGTAAAAGTAGAAGAAAATAAAAAAAGAACTTTATTTAGCAATCATGTTTATCATGAGTATAAAGATAAGAAAGTTATAGGCTATATATGTGGAGACGAACCCCCTCAATGAAACTAGGTTTCGTTGGTAGTCTTACAACTAAAAGCAACAAATAATTTGTTATTATTAACTAGATCTGCTCCTATACTATCTAATAACATTAAAGTCTCAACAGTGCCTTGCCTAGCACAACTATACCACGAGTCGTATACACCCACATTATTCTCAGGTAGGCAATTACCATGTAGCGCTGAACACACTTTTAAAACTAATAAAAATTTCATTTGACACTCTGTCGTTAATTTAATAGGATATCCTATATATGTTAAACATAGAAAGGATATAACAATATGACTGACTTTACAAAGTATAATAACCTGTCGGTAAAAAAAGACACATACTCTAAAATTGATTCAATTAGAAAAGTCATTGTGGATGATGATCCCAATGTCTCACGTTCGCAAGTTGTGACAATTTTAGTCAACAGAGAATATAAGAGGCTGAATGGGAAGATCCAAAAGCGGTAAAATATATTCTGGCACTGAGTACGTTGATCATAAACCAACTCCCGAAATGATGTTATGGAAATCCGTACTAGTTTTGGCTGCGAGCGATGCTACAAAGTCTATTAAAAATAGACCTACGTATACAAGTTGGACTGACAACGATATTGATAGAGCAAGAAACTGGTTTGTAGCCCCAAGTAATGACTTTGCTTTTGTCTGCCAACTAGCAGGATACAATCATTTATACATTAAACGTAAGATGGAAAGAGTAATACGAAAGATAAAAGACGATGAAGAATAAAAAGATATGCAGCGTATGTAACGGCAATGGCTTTGTCCGAGTACCCTACAAACAAGCGGGTGAAGAAGTTTGGGCCGACTGCGATTTCTGTAAAAATCAAGGTGAAGTTCCTTGGGTAGAAGAAGAGGAAGACCAAGAGTATAAGGATCACTTAAATAAATTTTTTAAAGGAAAGTTACAATGATAATGACACACAAAGATTGTGAAGAGTGGGCAGCGATGATTGCACAAATGCAAGATGATCCAAGCTATCATCCCACATACAACAAGAAAGGAGTAAGAATGAACAAGGATCAAGGACCAAACGATTTAGAAGCTACCATTGAAAGATTAGAGTTTAAAAATGAGAAGCTACATAATCATAATAAAAAAATGGAAGAAGAACTCATAGAGCTTCGTTTAGATAACAAACGCTTAGCTAAACAGTGTGAGGAACAGATGCAAGAGTTTAGAAACAAAGGTGACATGTGATTAGAAAATTAATTGTAAGACTTAGAATGTGGTATGCAGACATCCGTGGTCATCACGGTAAACGTTGGAACTATGAACCAGGCAATTGGTACATGGGTCGACATAAAAAAAGAAAGGGAAAGAATGATTAAAGGAGACTCAAGCGAATATGATCTATTAGAGAAATGGAGTAGTTTAAACTGTGATGGTTATAAGACCTTAGAGATAGGAGTACGAGAAGGACTAGGCTCTAAGATCATTATGGATAACGCTGAAAATTACATGATGCATATCGGTATAGATCCTTATGCTAATCTAAACTATCAACATTATGATGATAGTAAACCTGCTCAATATGATTACACAGATGATATGCGTGATAGGATGATTAAAGACTTTGAGCGTTACAGAGGTAAGTTTAAGTTTTGTAATATGACAGATAAAAAATTTATGAAAGAGAATGCAGACTTTTCTATACAGTATGCGTTGGTTCACTTTGATGGACCACATATGACTAAGGATGTATTGACTGAAGCTGTCTTCTTTGCTGAACGATGTGCACCTTTTGCTAGGTTCATCTTCGATGACTACCCTAAATATAATATGCAGCTAATCAGTGATTGTTTAAAGCCTTATGGCTTAAGCGTCATGGAACAAGGAAAGAATAAAATATGCCTAGAAAAACAGAACACATAATCGATATACCAACGTTTCAAAAGCATTGGATCTATGACAAACCTTACGGTCATGACATAGTCATCTATGCTGATACCGGTAAGACAACAATACAATGTAGATGGACTAATAGAAAACGAGGAGATAGCGGGAGGGTGAGTGCCATACAAGGATCCAAGACATCCAAATAGGGCTATCTCTGATTGGAAATATAGAAACACAGAAAGAGGATTTGTAATGAAAGTAATTACGTCAAAGTTTAGACCGAGCTCTACAAAGTGGAGACCGACCATTGATAAGAAAGAAATGTGGAGATCTTATATGAATCACATTTCTGATATGAAAAAGAAGTTTCCTAAGACTGATGGTAGATTGTGTCGATATTGTGAAAAAAGTATTACATTTAAGTCTAAGATGGGTACCCGTGGTGGAGGCTATCAAGGACGTGGATCTCAGATTAAAACTAATCTGTCTCTCGATCGCTGGGATCCTAGAGTTACTTACGAGACGGCTAATTTAATTTGGTGCTGCGTAGGTTGTAATGATAGAAAGAGAGATAGTACTCCCGATGATTGGGATAACTTTAAAAGAATAGGAGAAGAAGATGTCAGCTAAATGGACCTGGAATAAATGTTTTACCTACCCTAAGAGTAAACGACAAGTGCTCGAGGGCCTACGTCATTACGACGTGGTGGATGGAGTGTTACCAAGTGTTACGACGATATTGTCAGATACTAGATCTGAAGAGAAGATAAAGAAATTAGCCGAGTGGCGTGAACGAGTAGGACAGGATGAAGCCACGAGGATCACGGACCAAAGTGGACAGCGTGGAACGATCATGCATAATTACCTAGAGGGGTATCTAAAAGGTCAAAATAGACTAGATCTAAGCCCCGTAGGCGTGACTGCAGGGGGTATGGCAACAAAAGTCATGGAAGATGGCATCTTTGACAAACTCACTGAAATCTGGGGCTCTGAGGTGGTTTTATTCTACCCTGGACTTTACGCAGGTCAGACAGATGTTGTGGGTATTTATGAAGGTGCACAATCAATAGTCGACTTCAAACAATCTAACAAACCAAAGAAGAGAGAATGGATCGATGATTACTTCATGCAATCAGCTGCATATGCTTCTGCTCATAATCAAATTTATGGCACTAACATTACAAAGGGAGTGATATTGGTATGTACTCCTGACCTATATTTTCAAAGGTTTATTGTTGAAGGGGCAGAGTTTCAAAACTATGCAAGACAATGGTTTGCAAAAGTGGCACAATTTTATGCAAAGAGGCAAGAAAAAGGCATACAAAATAGTAGGACTATAGGTATTTTTAAAGGTAAATAAAAAAAATTTTTTTATGTTCACCCAAAATATCTGCTACAATGCTACAATTGATAAAAAGTGTTATATACCAACATAAATAGTACTGTTTTTTGTAACAAAGTGGTGTTACAATGGTGCTACAGCTGCTACAAACCCCGTCGCGCGTAGGGGAAAAAGGTTTTGGAAAAAAGTCACCTAGTGAAAAAAGACTATGGATGGTATATGGAATGATGAGAAGAAATAAGAAATCAAAATATAAATATGCAACTATTAATAAAAAGCGTTATTATTTTTACATTGTGCGTTGGGTCGACATTTGCGGAGACTCCGGACACGCCACCAAAGAAGAGTTCGATAAATTTGAACCTGCTTATATGGTTAGTCATGCCTATGTGTATAAACGAACAAGTAAATATTTGTACACCTTTTCGAGTTATGATGAAAAAGAGGAAGTCTTCTCAGACAGAAACATCTTCCCAGTCGGATGCATTGTTAAACTAGAAAAAATATTACTCTAATATCTCTGCGTCTTCGACTCCGGCAAAGATTTTGCCATATCTTCTTAATGATTTTTTAACCTTACTATCTAGTTCCTCATCACTTAAATCAGAAACATTTTTATGTAAGTGCATACTTCGATCTATGTATAAACCACCTGCTTTTCCACGTGCAACTTCAGCATTGGTAGCTGCTGTCCAAGCTTTATTTTGTCTAGACTCATCTCTGAGTTGACCTAATTCTTTTAGATGAGATTCGTAAGTTATCTCATATTTCTTTTGAAGTTCAGCTCTTAGCTCTCCTATGTATTGAGATACTAAAGGATATTTATCTTCGTTCTGTAATCTACTAGCATGCATATAAGCTGAGTCTTCTGCATAACCCGCTTTCTTAGCACAATCAGTAGCAGTCATTCTGCCTTCATTATACACCAATAGCTGTGCAAATTTCGTCTGTTGTTCTGTTAGTCTTTTTGGTACTCCTGCCATATATTGCATTATAATTTTTATTAGGTATATTGCAACCTATGTTAAGTGGAAAGTTACTAAGACAGATATTAGATAAAATGCTTACAAATTCACCCGTTGCTCAAAATGCTAGGGTTCAAATCGTCGATAAGACAGGTAAATTCTATGACATTTCTGAGATAAGATTAGCTGAAAATAAGTTGGTTGGAGTCAGAGAAACTCACAGAATTATACTAACTTTAATGGATGAGAAGGGCTGGAAAATGGGTAAGGTTTTGAAGTTAAAATGATAAGTCTATTATGCATAACTTATCCTGAATAGATGCATAAAAATGAAACAAAATTTTGGCATCAAATTAAAAATGCTGGATGGAAAATTTCGTTTACTCGTATTGAAAATAGCGCCTCTCATGGTACTCCAGACTTGTTATGTCAGAACGAAAACCATGTATTTTTTACCATTGAATTAAAGCTAAGTTTGGATAAGAAGATAAGGTTCAGTCCACATCAAATTTCGTACCATGTACGACATCCTGAGAATACATTTATCTTGCTAAAGACCCTCGGTCCTTTAGCCATAAAACTTTATGAGGGGAAGGATATCCTTGAACTTGTGGCCAAGGGCCATGAACCGCTTGAGCCTGTCGCTTGCGGACTTGAGGCCTGTGGCTTGTGGCTCGAGCGCCTCGGTTCTTGCGCCTAGCGCTTGTGGGCGGGTCCCTCCCAAAACTGGGGGAAGGTTTTTTTATATATCCTGAACAAAGCCTGAATCATCGTGGACCGCTTTGCCTTTGGCATAGAGGCCCGCAATGGTATTCCTAGGGTCAACAAATCGGAGGTCGGATCTGTCGGCATTGGTTACTTTGTAACCGTGGAATTTTTTTGGTAGCTTCCTAGATCTAAAGACGGCTGAAATATTTCCGCCTTTTTTTAAAATATCTAAAGCTAGTTTTTTGTTATCTTCATTTAGTGAATAGGTAATATGGTAGTTTTTAGGAAGCCATTTTTTAGCCCACATTAATGCGCGCTTGTAAATTTTTGTATAGTCATAAAATTGTACTTCAGGAAATTTTTCCATGATTCCGAATCGCTCCCAATTGATATCGCTAGTTCCATTCAATCGAACCGCTGGCCGGTAGCCTTGCCGCTTGCATCTGGCAGCAAATAAAAAAATTTCTTTTTCAAGCTGCGCCAGGAATGCTGCGCGGTCCTTCATAAAATATAAGGTTTTATTGATCCGCCCACGTTGTACAGTTTTCATTTGCCCGCGGCCCGCTGTGTTCAGGCATGCGGCCTTGCATCCTGCGCTTGCCATGGGGCAAACATTAAAACCTGAGCTTGAAGCTGGGGCCAGGTAGAGTATAGCTGTTTTCCATCCGTAGCTCTGACCCTTTACGGTCTTCGCGTTGTTATCAAAATTCAATAGTCTTTTTGCTCGGTACATGTAACTTATATAGGATATTAAAGGATCAATGTCAATAGCTAAAATTTTTTTTTCGGAGTAGTGAGCTTGTGGGCGGGTCCCACCCATTTTTTTTTTTTAAGATTGGCGCTCTTCCCGTCCCGCTCGCATGTGGCTTTGGACAGTAATAGCGCCAGATCACTTGTTGCTGGGCCTAGTACAGGGCAAGTTCGGGTAGCGTTAGCATCCTCGTGTTATCCTGCTTTTGGTATATAATTTTTCAACCAACTTAACTTGACCTCAAATCCCCTTACGATACCAACGCTATTAACGTTGTATGGCATTACCCCTATTTATTCGGGGGATCAGGGATCACTCAACTCTCTAGGATTTCTCCAGCCCATAGCTATTGGGGCGTAAGTGATCAGAGTTATATATAGGATATTACAGGACCAATGTCAATAGTTAAAAAATTTTTTTCCGAGGGAAGAGCTTGTGGGCGGGACCCACCCAAGAAAAAAAAGAAAAAATTAATGCTTGACAGCTATACTAGAATATCCTATAAATTATATTAATAACAACAAAGGAGGAAAAATGGCGAAGACAATGACGGTGTACCAACTAAATCACTTCAAAGAAAAGGTGAGAAGAAACTTCAACCCTTTAATTGAAGAACAAGAATTGTTGGTTAAACAATATAGAGCTGAAGCAACTCAAAAGATAGTCGGTAAGTTAGCAAAGAAAATGGGCGCTGATAAAATCTTAAATGAGTTTAGGAAAGCGGAAGCTCAACTGAGGGCGATACAAGATAAGGCAAGAACCTTCTTCAAAAAGAAGGCGGAACAAAACGAAGATCAGAAAAGTAAATTTAACTCTTATCGTTTTAACGAAGATGAGAAGCTTAAACTTGACGATTGCGAAGAGCAATTAAAAGATTGGGCTCGTGATCTTGTTGACCGTGAAATAAGAAGAAGACCTGAAGGGCAACAACTCAAACAACTTGAAGACTTAAAACGACACTCAATAGATCAAGTAATGGAAAGCGGTACACCTGAAGACTTAATCAGGGCGCTTGACAATACAACTAAGAAGATTGGTATTTCGTGGGTCGTAGACACTTCTAAAATAAAACAAATATCTAAGTAAATAAAAAAGGGGGCGAAAGCCCCCTTTTAATTCAAGTATATAAATACAAGATTATTATTCCGACTAATACGGCTATTCCAAATTCATATAATTCATAGACTTCCATTATTCGCTTTGAAATATGTTAGCGGATACTGATACGATTTCGGCATTAGCCGTTGTGTATCTGTCTTTATCTCTATCCCAAAAAGTCATGTATAATTTACCAGTCTTTTTGTGTTTTTCAATTTTTGATTTATCGTCCCATTGTCCTTTTCTCGATATACTTTGGCCTTGCATATTGTCTTCACCATTTATTGTCTCAGGTGTCCACGTTGCGATAAATTTATCACCAATATTTAATTTCATATTTCCTCCTTTCTACCCTTGACAATATATTATTTTCCTATAGTGTCAAGTCATGAAAGGAGAAATAAATATGGATAACGTAAATGTAAAATTTGTGGTTCTAAAAGTAGAAGAGCAAAAACTAAGCGATCACCCCTATAAAGTTAGTGTTGATGTTGTTGGTTCTTTTAATACTTTAGAAGATGCAAGGAAGTGTAAAGAGGCAAAGGACACTTTAGATAGCATAACACCAAATGAATTTGATTGGTGTTTTACTCAATTTAAAGTTCAACAGATTTTTTATAAGTCCTTTGTCCGAGGTAAAGCCGATCAAAAGTCAGCTTAACTTATAAAAGCCCAAAGTGAACAAGCCGTGGAAGTAGCGTGAGCTGTTCATTTTGGGTCAAGAACCGAGGGAAGAGCATGTGGGCGGGACCCACCCGGGGGGGAAAAAAGAAAAACCCAAAATGAACACATTATTTATTTGCAATGGATCTAGGATATTGTAGGATCTATTTATGTTTATATATAGAAATTATGCTCTCTAACAATAAACAGATTGGGACGCTGCCGGGCAATCATATTCAACCCGGCAGACCCGCAAACAAAAAAGGAGGATGGACAAATGACAAAAGCAAAATACAACGTTCACGTTTGGGACAATGACGCTGACAATACTGAAACAGTATTCGAGGCGCCAGCTAAACCAACGTTGGAACAGTTATATAAACTAATCGGATGTAGTACTGTGGAACGTGTATCGGGCTACGATAAGTCTGTATCAAATAGAACGTTTGATATATGGATCGATGAAGAGGGTAAGTTTAAAAGCCCTGTTAAAAATCTACGTGCAACTAATGCATGGTTTAGATGGATGCATAGAACAGGACATGTAAATATTCCTGGCGACTTCATCACTGGCAAAGCAGTTTGCTATAAAAAAATAGCCTAGGATATTCTAGGATAAGTCAATAGACTAGGCGACCAAAATGGGTCGCCTAGAGAAGAGCATGTGGGCGGGACCCACCCTAAGAGAGGTCCCAATAGGAATTATTACTGGGGTTATAGCTTTGTTAAAAAATCGTAAGGGGTGTCGTGTAGTAGGGGTCCCAGACATACCCTATATAGTTTGATTTGGATAGTTTTACATGTATATTAGTTTATACCCATATTGAAACATATGCTGACATTAGAAAAAATTAATAAAATTAAAGATCCTATTAAACGTAGAAAGCTGAAAGAAGATTTAGTTAATGCTGACGAAGCTGCTGATAGAAAAGAGGCTCATGATGACTTCTTATCTTTTGTAAAACAAATGTGGCCTGAATTTATAGAGGGGTCCCACCACGCACGTATCTCAGAAAAATTTAATAAATTAGCATCTGGAGAAATTACTCGTTTAATTATTAATATGCCACCTAGGCATACTAAATCAGAATTTGCGTCTTACTTTTTACCTGCATGGATGATCGGTAAAAATTCTAAGTTAAAGATTATTCAAGCAACCCACACAGCAGAACTTGCAATTAGTTTCGGGCGTAAGACAAAAAATTTAATCGACTCAGAAAATTATCAAAAAATTTTTTCTACAAGATTACAAGAAGACTCTAAAGCTGCAGGACGTTGGAATACTTCTAAACAAGGTGAATACTTTGCTGTCGGTGTCAAAGGTGCTGTAACCGGAAGAGGTGCAGATTTATTAATTATTGATGATCCACATTCAGAGCAAGATGGAGCAAGCAACAAGACCACAGCTTTTGAAGCAGCTTACGAATGGTATACATCAGGACCACGACAACGTTTGCAACCTGGTGGTCGTATTGTTGTAGTTATGACTCGTTGGTCAACTAAAGATCTAACTGCAAAATTAGTTAATTCTCAAGCAGATGAAAATGCAGACAAGTGGGACATCATAGAGTTCCCTGCAATTTTACCAAATGGAAAACCTGTGTGGCCAGAATATTGGAAGCTAGAAGATTTTGAAGCAGTTAAAGCTTCGGCTGGTGTAAATAAATTTAATGCACAGTATCAACAAAATCCAACATCAGAAGAAGGTGCGATTATAAAAAGAGAATGGTGGAATGATTGGGATAAAGAAGATCTACCTTTAGTTACACATTGTATTCAATCTTACGATACTGCATTTTTAAAAAAAGAAACAGCCGACTACTCTGCCATTACAACATGGGGCGTATTCAGAGAAACTGAAGATTCACAAGAATGTTTAATTCTCCTCGATGCGTGGAAAGGTCGAGTTGAGTTTCCAGAACTAAGGCGCGTGGCCAAAGAACAATATGATTATTGGAAACCTGAAACAGTAATCGTGGAAGCTAAAGCTTCAGGTCTGCCACTGACACATGAACTAAGGAACATGGACATACCTGTGGTTAATTTCACTCCAAGTAAAGGTCAAGATAAACACGCAAGAATAAATGCAGTAGCTCCTTTATTTGAGTCAGGTAAAATCTATGCTCCTCTAGATCGTGAGTATGCAGAAGAAGTTGTAGAAGAATGTGCTGCTTTTCCTTATGGAGAAAATGATGACTTAGTGGATTCTGTAACTCAAGCTTTATTGAGATATAGACAAGGAGGACTGATAACTCACCCTGAAGATTATAAAGAAGAGTCTTTACCTAGGGGCAAAAAGAGTTATTATTGGTAAATGAAAAATCCTACCCTTGTAAAAAATATGAAACACGTTAAATGGAAAGAGATACCTCCTCTATCTGGCCCTGATCCACGAGGCTTGATTAAGGAGACAAAACAAGATAAACAAGAAAGATTGGAGAATACAAATGGCAGATATCGACAAATCACTTCCAAACGAAGTTAGAAAAACTATTGAGATCGAAGGCCCTGAAAAAGAGGTCGAGATCACAGAAGAAATTGAAGAATCCATTCCAAGTCAAGGCGACACGGAAATTACACCTACTGATGACGGAGGTGTAGAAGTTAACTTTGAACCAGGAGCTTTTAGTCAACCACAGGGAGAAGGTCACTTTGACAATCTTGCTGAGTTACTACCGGAGGAAATATTAGGTCCTCTTGGTTCAACGTTAAATCAAAACTACATGGATTACAAAACGTCTAGAAAAGAATGGGAGCATTCTTACATTCAGGGTCTAGATCTATTAGGATTTAAATACGAACAACGGACAGAACCGTTTCAAGGCGCAGCAGGTGCAACGCATCCTGTTCTAGCTGAAGCAGTCACGCAATTCCAAGCGTTGGCTTACAAAGAATTGTTACCGGCCGACGGACCTGTAAGAACACAAATTATTGGCGCACCGAATCCAGCAAAAGAACAACAGTCTCAACGGGTAAAAGAATTTATGAATTACCAGTTGATGGATAAAATGAAAGAGTATGAACCTGAGTTTGATCAGATGTTATTTTATTTACCTTTATCAGGATCCGCGTTCAAAAAAGTTTATTACGATGATCTATTACAAAGAGCAGTTTCTAAATTTGTACCTGCAGAAGATCTCGTGGTCCCTTATTCAGCAACCTCACTCGAAGATGCAGAGTCTATTATTCATGTTATTAAAAAATCAGAAAATGATTTACGTAAACAACAGGTCTCTGGTTTTTATAGAGATGTCGAATTAGGAAG